ACACCAGCTCCAACAGGAGCAACACCAGTTGATATTGCACAAGATGCGGATGTTGAAGAATTAGATACAGAAACTGAAGGTGAAGAAGGTGGCGAAGAAGAATTAGATATTACAGATCTTGTTGACACACAAAAATCAATGTCAGATAAACAAGAGGAATATTTTAATAATTTATTTAACCAATTATCAACTTTAGAAACAAAATTAGGTGAAATGGATCAGTTAGTACAAAAGATTAATAGTCTTGAAACTAAATTTGATCAGTTTAAACCAAAAACTCCAGAAGAAAAACTTGAATTAAGAAGTTTAGATTCTGGGCCATTTAAACAAAAATTGTCTGACTTTTTTGTTGACAAACAAGAAGAGATGAGACAATCAGGAAAAAATGAATATGTTTTAACATCTGATGATATTGAAGATTATTCACCGGAAGAAGTTAAAACATCATTTAATGATTATGACGAAAATGAGGATAATAATATGATGTAATGTTTAAGGTCGAAATTTACGACCTTAAACTATTTTTTTAATACCTTATTGACTGCGACACTAATTTAACTTATATTTTCTATTGTAAACTTTTAATTAATATATATATGGCGACAAACAATGTTTTAGATGCGGTTTTGGCTCAGTATGAAAGCTCAAAACAAAGTGGTTCTTCTTCCACTGCAAAGATGTCACAAGAAGAAAGAATGAAAAAGTATTTTGCTGCAATACTTAAAGACAACGAAAAGCAAGCACAAAAGAAAATCCGTATTTTACCTACTCCAGACGGATCTTCACCTTTTAAAGAGGTATGGTTCCACGAAATTCTTGTGGACGGAAAATGGCAGAAATTCTATGATCCAGGAAAAAATGACAATGAACGTTCACCTTTAAGTGAAGTTTATGATGTTCTTATGTCAACTGGTAAAGAATCTGACAAAGAATTGGCAAAACAATACAAACCTCGTAAGTTTTATATTGTTAAGGTAATTGACCGTGACAACGAACAGGATGGACCTAAATTCTGGAGATTCAAACACAATTACAAACAAGAAGGGATTTTTGATAAAATTATTCCAATCTATAAAGCAAAAGGTGATGTTGCTGATGGTGAAAAAGGAAGAGATTTAATCCTCGAATTAACAAAAGCAAAAACTCCAAAAGGAGCTTTCTACACTGTAATCCAAACAGTTATGTATGATGACCCAACTCCAGTTCACGAAGACGAAGAAACAATGACATCTTGGTTGGAAGACGAACTTACTTGGGAAGATGTATACTCTAAAAAACCAGCTGAATATCTTGAAGCGATTGCTCGTGGTGAAACACCAAGATGGGATTCTGATGCTGGAAAATACATCTATAGTAATACTTCTGAGGAAGAAATCTCAATGGGTGGTGGAAAAACAAAAACTGAAACAAAAGTTGAGGACCCACAAGCCGGTGATGATGTTGATGAAGAGTTACCATTCTAATATTAATTAACTTGGACATCTACCTAGACAAGGTGTCCAAGTTTTATTTTTTTATATGATTTCAGTTTTAACTTTAACATACCAAAGACACCACTTACTTGAAGAGGCAATACAGTCTTTTTTATTACAAAATAATTCAAATAGTGAGATGGTTGTAATAAATGATAGCCCTAATAATGTTTATACATTTAATCACCCACAAGTAAAAATTTTTAACTTAAAAGAGAGGTTTACAAGTATTTCCAAAAAACTTGAGTGGGGTTTTAGTAAATGTTCTTATAATTACATTTATCGATTAGATGATGACGATCTTTTAGGTCCGGATGCTTTAAACATAACCGAAGGTTTTATTAATGCAAATCCTGGGTATGAAATATACAGACCAAAGACCCATTATTTTTTTATACATAATAAGTTTGATAAAATCGGTGGAAACGTAAATAATGGAAATGTTTATACTAAAAGTTATATAAATAGAATCCAATTTCCGGACAAAAATTTTGGTGAAGATTTTGATATTACGTTTAAAAATAATGCAAAAATTTATGAAGATAATGGTAAACCAACTATGATTTATAGATGGGGAATGAATACATATCACGTTTCTGGATTTGGTGATACACCAAAAGAAATTATTTATAAAAAAATTGACGAAATGACTAAAAATAATCTCGGTAATTTTGAATTAAATCCAAACTTTAATGATGATTATTATAAAATGATTAACTATATTTAGATAAAAAAAGTATATGGCAATAAAAAAAACTGACTTTAGTTCGATTAAGAAAAAATTCTCTTCGGACGCAAAATACAAACCACAAAGATATTTTGATTTAGGTCCAGCATTTTTAGATGCTGTTGGTCTTCCAGGACCTGCTATGGGGCATATCAATATGTTTTTGGGACATTCTGATACTGGTAAAACAACAGCACTTGTAAAAACAGCTGTTGATGCACAGAAAAAAGAAATTCTTCCGGTATTCATTATTACAGAGCAAAAATGGTCTTTTGAACACTCAAGACTAATGGGTTTTGAATGTGAGGAAGTTGTTGATGAAGAAACTGGTGAATTAACTTGGGACGGATTCTTTCTATTTAATAATAATTTTAGTTATATTGAACAAATTACAGATTATATTAATGATTTGTTAGATGCTCAAGAAAAGGGTGAGTTAGACTATTCATTATGTATTATGTGGGATTCAGTTGGTTCTGTCCCTTGTAAAATGACTTACGAAGGTAAAGGTGGGAAACAACACAATGCAAGTGTTTTAGCAGATAAGATTGGTATGGGTATTAATCAAAGAATTTCCGGATCAAGAAAAGCAGATTCAAAATACGAGAACACTTTAATTATTGTAAACCAACCTTGGGTTGAATTACCAGATAATCCATTTGGACAACCAAAAATTAAAGCAAAAGGTGGTGAAGCAATTTGGTTAAACTCATCTTTGGTATTTTTATACGGAAATCAAAAAGGTGCTGGAACAACAAAAATTACAGCTACTAAAGATAAAAGAACTGTGAAGTTTGCATCAAGAACAAAGGTATCTGTTATGAAAAACCATATCAATGGACTTGGTTTTGAAGATGGTAAGATTATTGTAACCCCACACGGTTTCTTACCTGGAAAAGATGCTACAGAAGAAAAAAAGTCTATTGAGACTTACAAAAGTGAATATGCCGAATATTGGAAAACAATTATAGGTGTAGATGGTGAATTTGATTTAAAAGAAGAAAAGGTATATGAACAAGAATAAATTAAAAGTTGTTTCTTTATTTTCCGGGTATGGAACACAAGAATTAGCACTTAAATATATTGGTGTTGACCATGAAAATGTTGCTAACTGTGACAATTTCAAACAAGCAAATGAGTGTTATGATGTTTTACATAAAACACAAATGGGTAATTTAGGTGATATTACAAAAATTGACCACAATAATTTTCCAGAGTGTGACCTATTAACATATTCATTCCCTTGCCAAGACATTTCAATCTCAGGAGTTCAAAGAGGTATTAAAGAAGGGACTAGAAGTGGGTTATTATTTGATGTTGAAAGAATTTTATCAACAAATAGACCTAAGTATTTGTTAATGGAAAACGTTAAAAACCTTATCTCAAAAAATCATTATGAAAATTTTAAAAAACATATCTATTTTTTAAGAGGTCTTGGTTACACATCATATTGGAGATTACTTAATGGTGCCGACTTTGGTTGTCCACAAAATAGAGAAAGAGTATTTATGATTTCAGTTCTTAATGGAGACCATACTGATGTTGCAACAAGAATGGAGAATGTTGATAACTACAAAAAAACAAGAATCCCAATGAGGTCTTTTATTGAGGATACACAGGACCCAGAATTATTCATTGACTGTCCATACACACCACACCAACCAAAAGGAAATACAATATGTAAGTTAATAGCAAGAAGAGATGATGTAAATTATGACCAAACAAGAAGAATATATTCTGTTGACGGTTGCTCACCTTGTCTTACAACAAGTGGTTCACCACAGATTATGACTGAAGATGGTAGAGTAAGAAATATCACGGCAAGAGAGGGATATAGATTTATGGGTGTTCGTGACGAAGATATTGATTTATTGTTAACAACATCATTATCAACAAAAGGACATGTCTCACTTGCCGGTAACTCAATATGTGTACCAGTTATGGAAGCAATATTTAGTGAATTCCTTGGTGACTACATTGTTGAAAAAGAACCAGTATTGTCAAACCAATCAAACGAAGAATTAAATGACTAAAACTTTATTGGTAGATGGTAATAACCTTCTAAAAATCGGTTTCCACGGTGTTAGAGACTTTTTTAACAAAGGTGAACACGTTGGTGGTACTTGGCATTTTTTAAACACTCTAAGACGATTTTTAGAAGAAAATAACTACAATAAAGTTGTTGTGTTTTGGGATAGCGATACCGGATCATCACAAAGAAGAATTATATACCCAAAGTACAAATTAAATCGTAAACAAAAAGACGACGAAGATTTTAAAGAACAATCTTTTTTAAAACAAAAAGAGAGGGTAAAACAATACCTTGAAGAGATGTTTGTAAGACAATTAGAAGTTGAACAATCAGAGGCCGATGATTTGGTCGCTTATTATTGTCAAATATCACAGGATGAAGATAAGACTATTTTTTCTTCAGATAGGGATTTAACACAACTTATTTCCGATAGGGTCTCTATATACTCACCACAACATAAGAGATATTATAAACTGGGGGATGGAATTAAGATGGATTCATCTGAAATCCCCCACTATAATATTAAAACCTACAAAATATTAACCGGTGATAGTTCGGATAATATTGATGGTATCTTTTATCTTGGTGAAAAAACATTTCTTAAATTATTTCCAGAAATACTTGAAAGTGAGGTTAAATATACCGATATTTTAACCAAGGCTGAAAAGTTGTTAACAGAACAAAAAGGAAATGTAGCCTTACAAAATCTACTTAGTGGTAAAACCAAAGAAGGGATTTTTGGAGAAGAGTTTTTTGTCATAAATGAGAAATTGGTGGACCTTGCAAACCCACTTATTTCAGATGAAGGAAAAGAACTAGTTAGTTTATATTACTCCGAGTCATTGGATCCAGACGGAAGAGGACATAGAAACTTAATTAGAATGATGATGGAGGACGGATTTTTTAAATTTCTACCAAAAGGTGACGACGCCTGGGTAAATTTTTTAAGACCATTTTTAAAACTATCGAGAAAAGAAAAAACAAATTTTAGAAACAAACCAAAAAAGTAAAAAAATGAGAGAACAAGATGTAACAAAAGTTGAATTTTTGTTAATGTGTAATGACAACATTGTGGTACAAAGATTTTTCAATGTTAAAGGGTTTAATAAAAATGCCCACAAATCAGAAGAGTTTTATGACTACATCAAATCTTTTTGTAACTCCCTACAAACTGATTTAAAAATGAGATCCGTAGTTTATATGTTGGAGAACAAATATGAAATTATGGAAAATCCGGAGGTGTTAAACACATCAATTACGGAGGGAGATGAAAATTTTAACCTTTATATTAAGGTAGATAATATGACAATTTGTCAGAGATCATTTGACGCAAAAGTATACCCACCAAAGGTGAGATATACCGTAGACCTACGCCCAAAGCTGAAAAGCATATTGTCGGAACTTACTGACATTTTTTCAGATAAAAAATTTAATTATTTTTATCCACAATTTATCTAATTGTAGTAGTATTTATCATTACTAACATAAGAAAAATATATGGCGACTAACAAAAACTTTGAGTATCTCGGAAACAATTTTCAAATTCAATTACTTAACCAAATTATTGTAGACAAAGAATTTTCACATTCAATCATTGATGTAATTGAGAATAATTATTTTGAAAATAAGTATTTTAAAATTATCATTCAGATGATAAAAGAGTATTATAAAAAATACGACCACACACCATCATTTGATACTCTGGAACAAGTAGCCAAATCTGAATTACAACAGGAAACTGCTATTAAAGTTGTCCTTGATACTGTTAAGAAAATCAAGGATGCACCTATCGAGGGGGTGGATTTCGTACAAGAAAAAGCACTTAAATTCTGTAAACAACAAGAGTTACAGAAAGTGATGAAAAAGGCACAAAAAATTATTGACGGTGGAGAGTTTGAAAGCTACGACACGTTAGAAGAATTAGTAAGAGAAGCCTTATTGGTTGGTTCAAAAGACACAAGTGCTATGGATGTCTTTTCAAACCTAGATCAAGTGCTAGATGACGATTACAGACACCCAATCCCAATGGGAATACCTGGTATCGATAGACTAATGAAAGGAGGATTAGCTAAAGGTGAAATTGGTGTAATACTTGCACCGACCGGAGTTGGAAAATCTACTCTAACAACAAAGATTGCGAATCACGCATTTAACCTTGGATTTAACGTTCTTCAAATCTTTTTTGAAGACAACCCAAAAGTGATACAAAGGAAACATTTTACCCTTTGGACAAAAATTCATCCTGACGAATTGTCAGAAAAAAGGGATGAGGTAATGCAAAAAGTAAAAGAAATCAAGGAATCTATGCCAAATGAACTAATCTTGAAAAAATTACCATCTGACACCAAAACAATGCTTCAAATCAAAAATGAGATTAGAAAGATGATTGCTGACGGAACAAAGATAGATATGGTAATTTTAGATTATATTGATTGTGTTGTTCCGGATAAAAACCTAGGGGACGAATGGAAGAGTGAAGGGTCTGTAATGAGAGCGTTTGAAGCTATGTGTCACGAACTAAGCATAGTTGGTTGGACCGCAACACAAGGTAACCGTTCATCAATATCATCAGATGTTGTAACAACGGACCAAATGGGTGGATCAATTAAGAAAGCACAAGTAGGTCACGTTATTATAACAGTAGCAAAGTCATTACAACAAAAAGAAATGAAACTTGCCACAATAGCAATTACCAAATCTCGTATAGGAGATGACGGTGTGGTATTTGAAAATTGCAAATTTGATAATGCAATGCTAGATATTGATACAGAATCTACAACAACATTCTTAGGTTTAGAAGAACAAAAAGAGGAAAGACAACGACAAAGGGTTAAGGAATTGTTGGAAAAGAGACAACAAAAAGAAAAAACAAAATCAGTAGAAAATTAAAAATAAAATAATTAAATTTGTAAATATGGATATTTCACAAAAAATATTAAGCGATATTACAGTATATATGAAATACGCTAAATTCGTCCCTGAATTAAATAGAAGGGAGACGTGGGAAGAATTGGTGACAAGAAATAAAGAAATGCACCAAAAAAAATACCCACAAATTAAAGACGAGATTGAAAACGTCTACAAAATGGTATATGATAAGAAAATCTTACCATCAATGAGATCATTACAATTCGGTGGTAAACCAATTGAAATCTCACCAAACAGAGTTTATAACTGTGCTTACTTACCGGTAGACCACACAGACGCATTTTCAGAAACAATGTTTTTATTGTTAGGTGGAACCGGCGTTGGGTTTTCAGTACAAAAACATCACGTTGATAAATTACCAGAAATTAAAAAACCAAACCCAACAAGAACAAGAAGATACCTAATTGGTGATTCTATTGAGGGATGGGCTGATGCAATTAAAGTATTAATCGAATCGTATATGGGAACTAAATCTTCAACACCTATATTTGATTTTTCAGACATTCGTCAAAAAGGAGCTCTTCTTGTTACATCTGGAGGAAAAGCACCAGGACCACAACCTTTAAAAGATTGTATTCACAACATCACAAAGGTTATGGAAAACAAAAATGATGGCGATAAATTAACACCTATTGAAACACACGACATCGTATGTCATATCGCTGACGCTGTACTTGCCGGTGGAATTCGTAGAGCGGCTTTAATTTCATTATTTAGTGCTGACGATGAAGAAATGATTTCTTGTAAGTCCGGAAACTGGTGGGAATCAAATCCACAAAGAGGTAGAGCAAACAATTCAGCAGTTCTTTTAAGACATAAAGTAACACAAGAATATTTTATGGATCTTTGGAAACGAATTGAATTGTCTGGAGCTGGAGAACCTGGAATCTATTTATCAAACGATAAAGATTGGGGAACAAACCCTTGTTGTGAGATTGCACTTCGTCCTTACCAATTCTGTAACTTGTGCGAAGTTAACGCTTCAGATTTAGAATCTCAAGAGGATTTTGAAAATAGAGTGAAAGGTGCGGCCTTTATTGGAACACTACAAGCTGGTTACACTGACTTCCATTATTTGAGAGATGTTTGGAAAAGAACAACAGAGAAAGATGCACTTATCGGTGTTGGAATGACAGGAATTGGATCAGGTGTTGTTTTAGGTTATGATATGAAAGCAGCAGCTCAAGCGGTTAAAGAAGAAAATGAAAGAGTTGCCGGACTTATTGGTATTAACAAGTCAGCAAGAACGACAACTGTTAAACCATCTGGTACCTCATCATTAGTACTGGGAACATCATCTGGAATTCACGCTTGGCATAATGATTATTATTTAAGAAGAATCCGTGTTGGGAAGAATGAAGCAATTTATACATATCTTGCAATCAACCACCCGGAACTTGTTGAAGATGAATATTTTAGACCACACGACACTGCGGTAATTACAATTCCACAAAGAGCACCAGAAGGATCAATTTTGAGATACGAGTCAGTATTCCAAATGCTCGAGAGAGTGAAAAAAGTATCACAAGAATGGATTAAACCTGGACATAGAACTGGACAAAATACTCACAACGTATCAGCAACAGTTTCGATTAAAGAAGACGAGTGGGATTTAGTTGGTGATTGGATGTGGAAAAATAGAAAATTCTATAATGGATTATCAGTTTTACCATACAACGGAGGAACTTACACACAAGCACCTTTTGAAGATTGTACAAAAGAAGATTTTGAAAGACTATCAACAACATTAAAAAATGTTGATCTTACAAAAGTAATTGAGTTACAAGATAACACCGATCTTCGTGGTGAAGCAGCTTGTGCTGGTGGTGCGTGTGAAATTGTTTAATTATGAAAGTAACCTGGGGTAATGACATAACGCTAACATATCAAGTATTGTTAGCGTTTTATAACCAAAGAAAACAAAATTAAAATGACGGTAAACGCATCAAAAGATTGGATACAACAACTATATGTTCAGGAGACGACAAAAAAAACTCCGGAACCAGATTTTTATAAAGATAAATTTGGAAATATTGTAATGTCTGAATCTTATCATATAAAGAGGGGTAAGTGTTGTGGATCAAAATGTAAACATTGTCCATATGAACCCTTATATGAAAAGGGTAGTACAAACTTAAAAGAATCCTTACGAAAGTAGGGATTTTTTTTTATGTGTTAATAAAGACAAATTAAAAAATAAAGAAATTAATGTTGATAAAATTGAAGATAAAATTAATAAAGTAATAAAATCAAAAGAGACTGAAAGTAATACAAACCAAAACAAAAAAACAGAAAATGAAAAAGTAACACAACCAACAATAAAAAGTAATTCATATATTGTTGACATAAAAAACCCAAAGTCAAAAGATTTTACTTTAATTTGGGGTGGTATGCCAAGCACACAATATGGTGCAAAGTTTATGAAAAATCAGGCTAAAGGTTATTTTGGAAATAAAAATGTGATATATAGTAATTATGAAAATTCATTAGAAACATTAAAAAATGTTTTAAAAAACAATGGTATTAAAAATTTTAGAATAAAATCGGTTAGTGGATTCTCTAGGGGTGGTATAAATACTTGGTCACAACTTAATGGTGATTACGATTTTATTGGTTTAATTGATCCATCAACACCAAAAGCTTATAATAAATTACCATCAAATACAAAAATGATTTCTAGATGGGAAAACTGGAGTGGCATACCTAGTTATCAAAAAAACATAAAAACTATGGAGCAAAATAAAGTTTCATTGAGAATACCGTCAAAAACTTATAATCATTTAGAAATGCCAAAAATTTTTTACGAAAAATATAGTAACTTAATGTAAGTCTTTATTCAAAACTCGTAGTTACTATATTTATTTGATATGGCAAACGGATTTACATATGGTATAAATTTCCCATTTTACGATTCTAATGATGGTAGATATTTGTTTACCACAAATAGTAGTAATGAGGAAGTAAAAAGTAGTTTAGTTCATTTATTATTAACAAGAAAAGGTAGTAGATATTTTTTACCAGATTTTGGCACAAGATTATACGAGTATTTATTTGAACCACTTGATGGACCAACTTTTAGTGAGATTGAATCCGAAATTAGAGACAGTGTTGCAAATTACTTACCCGGAATTTTAATCACTAATATAGAAATTAAAGACGCTAGTTTGAGTTATACAGATCCTGGTGCGACATATATAACACCAGATGGTACTAGAGAGTATAGAGTTCCGGGTTTAGCTGAAAAAGAACATACCGCAAAAGTTAGAATTGATTATAGAATTACAAATTCTGCTTTTGAATCTAGTGATTTTGTAATATTAAATATATAATAAATTTTAAAGATGGCAGATAAAAAAATATCGTATACGGTAAGGGATTTTCAGGGGTTAAGAACTGAATTAATAAATTTTACAAGGCAATATTACCCAACACTAGTACAAAACTTTAACGATGCAGGTATTTTCTCTGTTTTAATGGATTTAAATGCTGCAGTTAGTGACAACCTACATTTTCATATAGATAGAAGTATCCAAGAGACTGTTTTACAATATGCACAACAAAAGTCATCGGTATATGATATAGCAAGAACGTACGGTTTAAAAATACCAGGACAAAGACCATCAGTTGCTTTAGTTGATTTCTCAATTACAGTTCCGGCTTTTGGTGATAAAGAAGATTTAAGATATTGTGGTATACTTCGTAGAGGAGCACAAGTTAATGGTGGAGGACAACCATTTGAAACTGTTTATGATATTGATTTTTCATCAGCAATAAACGCTGAAGGATTCCCAAATAGATTAAAAACACCAAATTTTGATTCAACCGGTAAATTAATAAACTATACAATAACAAAAAGAGAGGTTGTTGTTAATGGATCAACAAAGGTTTTCAAAAGAGTAATAACAGCAAATGATGTAAAACCATTTTTTGAATTATTTTTACCAGAAAAAAATGTACTAGGTGTTACTAGTGTCTTAATAAAAGAAGGTACACAATATACCACAGTCCCACAACCACAAGAATTTTTAGGTTTAAATAATCGTTGGTATGAAGTAAAAGCATTAATTGAAGATAGGGTATTTGTTGAAGACCCAACAAAAGTTTCTGATAATCCCGGCATTAAGGTTGGAAAATATATATTAACAAGTGATAAATTTATAACAGAATATACACCAGAAGGATTCTTTAAAATGACATTTGGTGGTGGTAACACATCAGCCGAAGAACAATTAAGAGAATTTACAAGAGATGGTTTAGGATTTAATTTATCAAAATATTCAAATAACTTAGCACTTGGAAGTGCATTAAAACCTAACACAACAATGTTTGTACAATACAGAGTTGGTGGCGGACAAACAAGTAATTTAGGTATTGGTGTTATCAATCAAATTGGTACCGTATCGTTTGCAGTAAACGGACCATCTGATAGTGTTAATAGAACGGTAATTAATTCTTTAAGATGTAATAATCTAACTGCGGCAATTGGTGGTGCAAATAACCCATCAACTGAAGAGGTAAGACAAATGGTTACATTTAACTTTGCCGCCCAAAATAGAGCCGTAACAGTAAATGATTATGAGTCAATCATTAGAACAATGCCATCACAATTTGGTGCTCCAGCAAAAGTTACAATTACAGAAGAAAATAATAAAATTAAGATTAAATTACTTTCATATGATAATGAAGGTAAATTAACTGAAATAACATCAAACACATTAAAACAAAATATTGCAAATTATTTGTCAAATTACAGAATGATAAATGACTATATTTCGGTTGAAAGTGCAAATGTAATTGATTTAGGGTTAAATGTTGATGTTGTTTTAGATGCTAGCCAAAATCAAGGAGCACTAGTAACACAGGTTGTTGATATTGTTACAAAATATTTTTCACCATCAAATAGACAAATGGGTGAAAATGTTTATATCTCTGAGATTAGAAAACAAATCCAGGCTTTAGATGGTGTAATTAGTATTTCCGATATCCAGGTCTTTAACAAAGTTGGTGGACAATATTCATCATCACAAACATCACAAAGATATGTTGATGCGGAAACAAAACAGATTGAATTAATTGCTGACACAATTTTTGCTGAACCAACTCAAACATACCAAGTTAGATATCCAAACAAAGATATTAATGTAAGAGTTCTAAACTTTAAGGGTGTTAATTTTTCTTAATTAAAAAGTATTTATAATTAAAAAATTATGAAAAAAGTTATAAAACTTACTGAATCTGATTTAAAAAGAATTGTTAAAAA